CTGGCACTTCATAACTGTTGGATGTCTCATTCTTTTTATCACATACAGTTAATACAAGAGAACCACTCTTAGAATATAAACATAGATCTTGAACTGCATAAACTGATGCTGCACGTAGAAGATTATCTAACACATTAGGTTTAAGAGTAAACTTAATTGTCTTAGTGTCAGGTAATTTAACTCCATCTTTAGGAGGTTGTACTACGAGTTCTGGGTCACTGTAGAAGAAGTTTGATTCCGCACCCGACTCATCTTTGATGATAACCTTACTGTCTGAACTGAAATCAAAGATAGGGTTCTCAAACATTGAGAGACCAGATAGAAATACACCGAGGTCATAAATGGGGACTTGTGTAGGAAAAACTTCTTCGACTTCAGCAGAAGCAAATATGTTTTTGTTAACACTGATCGTACGGATTTTAGAACCAGGATTGATAACAATAGATTTGTTGATCGTCGCAAAATTTTTAAGTGTGTTGAATGTGGATTTAGTTAATTTAACTTGGGTCATTGTTGTCGGACTTATCAGAGAAGTGTAATAAGAGTATAGCATAGTGAACGATTTTAACAATGTCCTTTCTTGCTGTTCCCTTGCGGTCGTAACGAGAAGCATACTTTAGAATATTACTTCTACAAAATGCTTCAGCATCACCAACCGATTCTATAATGTCAAGTGTTTGTACTTGTCCATTTGAATAATGACCTTCATAGGTCTTTTCAATGTACTTGTAAATCTCTTTGAGGAGTTTATCCTCTTCATACTTGAACATTATAAAAGGGGGTTTATACCCCCCTAGTATATCAGTCTTCCTTTTGGAAGTCAACATCTATTTTATCATAGAGTTCTAAGAATGCTTGCTTAGTCTCATCATCGAATCTGTTGATGCTGTACTTGATTGCATCTTCTTTCTTTTTGAAGATTGAGTATGCACGCATAATGTGTACAAGTCTACGAGTAGAGATCACTTCATCAATACCACCATCGTTAAATGTCTTACGAATAACCTGTGCCCAATCACATAGACGAGATACAAAGTCTTTGTCGTTGATCTTTAGATCGGTAGCAATCTTAGTAAGAATCTTATTCTCAACAGTAACTGTTGGATACTCTTGCTCTAGTGTGATAGCAAATCTCTCAAGGAATGCTTCGTTAAGAACATTGGTGCCGATGAATCTACCATCGTCAGAACCTTTACCCTTAGTATTAGCAGTTGCGAATACATTGAATCCATTAGCAGGTTTTACATACCTACCTAGTTTCTTAAGGAATACACCCTTACCTTCTAGTACAGATTGTAAGCAAAGAATTTTGTTTGATGCTAGGTCAATCTCATCAAGGAGAAGGACAGCACCTCTCTCAAGTGCTTCGATAACTGGACCATTGTGCCATACAGTATCTCCATTGACTAAACGGAAACCACCGATAAGATCATCTTCATCTGTCTCAACTGTGATGTTGACTCTTACAAAGTCTTTCTTGAGTTGAGCACACGCTTGTTCTACACCGAATGTCTTACCGTTACCAGATAGACCAGAGATGAATGTAGGATAGAAAACGTTTGAACTGATAATCTTTTTGACAGCAGTGAAGTTACCAAAAGGAACATAGTTAGGGTCAATGTCTGGAACAAGTATTTGCTCTGAACGAGGAACAGATTGTACTTGCTGAACAGCAGGTGTAGCAGCAGGTGCTTTGAATGTTTGCTCTAGTTCTTTAACAGATAGGTTCCACTTACCAATAGCAACCTTATAAGTCTTAAGACGTTTCTTGATTGTTGCTAGTGAACAACGGAACTCATCAGCAGCAGATAGTAGTTCTTTGACAGATACTTCATTGCCGAAGTTTGTTGTTAAGTATGTGACTATATCAGGTGTGGTCACAGGAATTGCAGTTGTGAAAGGCATTAGTTTGTCTTGTGTCTATGTATATACAATAGCAATAAAAAACCCCCTTTCAAGGGGGTTGTGTGACACTAATATAATTGGTTATGCAACTGTCTCTATGAATGAGTTGTGCATCTTCTTATTAGACTTCTTGTTCTTGAACATCTTTTTGAATGTCCTAGTAATCTCTGCACGTGAAGAACCTTCCTTGATGTCATCCCATAGTTCTTCTGTATCGTTCTGATTGTTAGATGGCATAACAAATAACTTATGGTATCCAGTGTTTGTGAGGGCAACATACTTATCTTTTCTGTATGCTTTCTTTGCTTTCTCCATTGGTACTGTATCATACTCAAATGCTCTACCGAAGAAGTAATGTCCATCACGTGAACCAAGTAAACGGAACCCAAGAATATTGAGAGCAGGATATGTCTCACGTAAGTTGTTAAGAAGGATTTCTGTAGTCTTATCACCTCCATCAAACTTCTCGTAAGTACGTCCTAGTTTACGATCTCTAAGCGAACAGTTGTAACCTATAGAATTTGGATATGGACGACTATTATAAGTATGATCACCACTGTAGTAAGAAGAATGTTGACCTTCACCATCAGTAAGAACACATAGTGTAAGTTTGTCTACTTTTTTGATGAACTCTTTTACAACAGGTTTCATCAATACGAGTGCTTCATTCAAAGGTGTACCTGATAAACCGAATCCTGGTGCTGTTTGATAACTTACAGAGAAACCATTTTTGAAACTGTAGTAACTTCTGTAGTTGTTAGCAGTAGCATTGATGTAAAGATACCTAAGTGAATCTTCAAAGTTTTTCTTTTTCTGCTTTGAAGATACTACATTGAGTAATGTGAAACCATTCTCAAGAGCAAACTCACCTACAACAGGTTCGTGTAGACTTTTATATCCATAACTATCAGGGTCTTTCTGGAAACCATTGACATCCATTCTGTAAGATGCAGCATATCCATCATTAGTGAATGCGTAAACATCAAATGGGATATTGATTTTCTTACAGAACCAACATAGTTGGATAACTTGTTCTACAGTTTCTCTAATGTTATTAGACATAGAACCTGACCAATCTAATAAGAAAATCATACCGTGGTTCTTACCTTCTGGAAGGACAGTAACTTTCTTGAAGATGTCATCAGTAAACTTGTATGTGTGTAGTTTAGATGTATCAAGAACACCTGTGCGAGAGGTTCTAGCACGAGCATATGATGATGCTGCTTTCTTACACTCAAACTCTTTTACAAGATAGTTTACTTCTTTCTGTGATTTCTTATAGAAGGTGTTGTATTCATTAATAGTTTGATCATAGGATGCTTGCTTGCCTTCTTCGTTTAACTCATTCTCAGCACTGAAGTGCTCTCTGTTTACTTTTAGAAGATAGTCTGGACCAACTGTAAAGTGATCAGGATTTAGTTTCTTTGGTAGTTCAACATATACAGTATCACGACCGTAACGTGGTTCCTCTGTTAGATCTTTAGTTCCTTGAGTAAACGCTTCGTCAGTTTGTGATTGGAATGGATCGTAGTCTACACCACCAGAATTACCACCTTGTGCTTTACCTTCTTGCACTTGTTTTTGTTGCATCTGCTGTCCTTGATCCCAAGGTTGATTTGGATCGATGATCTCTAGATCTGGTGTTTGCTCACCTTCACCTAGATTTCCTTCACCACCACCTTCTTCTTCTCCTTCTTCTGTTTCAGCAAGTTTCTCTAATTCTTTTTCCTTTTCAATCTCTTGCATTACTTTGTATATTTCTACTGCTGCTTCTATTGCATCTTCAAATGTTTCTGCGTCACCTACAAGGTCTACAAGATACTCGTGCTCTGGAGCAAAGTCGATAGGAGTAAATGCACCTGACTTGAAGTGAAGATTGATCTTGTCAACTAGATTGATCTCATCTTGATCATCAGGAATCATAAAGAAATCCATAGCATCTAGTTCTCTGTATCCTCTATAAAATGTTTTTGGAAGACCACCATACTTTCTCTTCATCAACTTCTCAATACGTGCATCTTCTGTTACGTTGATGATTGACTTAGGGCAAGGTAAATCATCCCATTGTCTATTAGGTGTGAACAGTGCGTGTCCTACTTCGTGTGCTACTAGAAGATCATATACCTCTTCGGTTGCTTTTTCCCAGTTAGGTAATGTAAGAACTCTGCGAGCAACATCAAAGGATGCAGTTTCACAGGTCTTGTGCTCAACAACAAGGTCTTCTGTTGCAAGTAGTTTTGCAAGTGTTCCTTTTACTCCAGTGTTAACAGTCATTTTAATTTGTTTCGTTACACATATATTAAACGTTCTTTGACTGTTTGGAAACACTTAGTAGACGGTTTATCAACTGTCTACATCTTTTTCTTGCTGCTCTTAGTTTCTGAGGTTTCAATGTCCTCTTTTGTTTTTTCTTCGAGTGATGTTGCCAGTTCGGGAGTTGCATTGTCCTTTTCCAGTTTGTTTATCAGTTTGTCCAACCACTCGCTGTTATTTGTAAACCTTTCAATCATAGACTAACATAGATGGAAATCTTTCTAATCTATCTAGGTGAGTTAAAGATAACATAAACGAAACGCTCCATCTTTCTTCATCTGAATAATTATATGTTACCTCGTGGTCCAAGAACCCTGGCCAGATCAGGATGTCTTTCTCTGTAGGTATGTGAAGATGGGTGGAACAATGATATGGTTGGTGTATCATCATTGCTTCTACTGTAGGTGATGGATTATAAAATTGTATGTTACCTGAGTCTGCATCTGGAACTGTCACATAGTATGTACCTGCCATATCACAACAAGCGTGGTTGTGTCTGGTTTGATATGATCCTGGTGGATTTATATTAACCCAAGCGTGGGTACATTGTAGTTTATCATCATACTTTGATATTGCTTCATTAAGATATGCACCAAACTCAGGATACTCTAAGTGAATACGATTGTCTGATCTTATTGTAGAATATCCAGTTCCATTGAAAGCATTATCTGGCACACAAAATTCATCCCTTCTACTATGTAGATGTTTCTGGAACTGATGGTGCATTTTAAACTCATCATTTCCTCTGTAGTAGGGGGTGTCAAACATTATGGTCTAAATTCATCCTTTGGTAAATAAACCTCAACATATGATCCACATTTAGGACAAGAAAGATTACTGACTATAGAAATTTCATCATTACAATAATCTTCTCCAGTAAAGTCTCCTCCCCAGATTAATTGTACATCTGGTCCGCAGTGCCAACAGTTCATTCGATTTCCTCACATTTAGAAAAATTATTTACCTTATCAAATTTAATTGTTTTTTCAAATTTGTCAAGTAAGACTTCACCTTTATGGGAGATAATAAAAGTATTAGCATCTCCAAATCCCTTTAGTATCTTTAATAATTCTTCTGTAGCATAGTTGTCAAGAGAACTATCAAAGACCTCATCTAAGATAAGTAAGTTTGTAGCAATAGAGTTTTTCATTTTAGCAACGTGTCTCCAAGTAAAGAGAAGTGATAAATCAATCTTTTGTTTCTCTCCTTCTGAGAAAGAAGCATAAGAAAACTTATCTCTGTAACGTGATTTTATAACTTCATTAAACTCCTCATCAAGAGTAAAGTTAATATAGGTGTCCATATTAGATAGGAACTTATTAATGTTTTGATTGATGACAGGTATATACTTTGCAATAATTTTAGACTTGATACCACCATCTTTTAATAAACTACTTACAAGTTTGTAGTCACTTGATAGTCTTGACACTTCTGCACAGGCATCTTCTTTAACATCAAACTCTGCTTGTCTTTGCATAAGAGTTTGTTTCTCTGTAGCAATATTAGGTTTGTCGTGTAAGTTTTTAATCTCTCCTAGTATTCTAGTATTGGTCTTTACAAACCTATCTTGTTTATCTAATAGATGATGTATCTCTCTTTGCATATCTGCATACTTATCTGCTGCTTCTGTAAATGCAACCATCTTAGATCTTACTTTTGCAATCTCTAACTTAAGTTGATCACGTGCTTTGTCTAACTCGTTACCTTTATTTGCTAGACTATTCACTTTTACATTCCTGAGTGACTCATTAATATCTTGAGTACAAGTAGGGCAAGTAGAATGTTCATTAAAGAATTGTATATCCTTTTCTATTCTTTCAATCTTAGTATCTAATTTAGTTTCAATAGTTTTTGCTGATTCCCATTTAGATTCAAGAGCATTTATATGACTTTTAAAATCACCTAGTTCTGTCATAGATTTTTGTAAAAAATCCATCTTAGTTTTTATTGCCATCATACCATCTTCGTTCTCTTTAAACTGTTCTTCTAATACTTGTATCCTTTCATCGTTAGCACCTGTTAATGCTGCTAGAGTTCTCTTCTGTGCAGTAACTCTTTCTTCTGCTATCTGTAACTCATATTCACAATCTCTTAGAGATTCATTGTTATCTCTAACACGTTCTTTTAGTAACAGATTCATATTAGAAAAGATTTGTATGTCTAATAAATCTTCAATAACTTCTCTTCTATGTGATGCTGTAAGTTGCATAAAGGGAACAAATGTACTACTCCCCAGTATAACCACTTGTGTAAATGATTTGTAATTAAGTTTAAGAACAGATTGTTCTAGATATTTTTGATAATCTCTACTAGCAGCGTCTTGATCTAACAATGCACCGTTACGATATATCTCAAAGATAGCAGGTTTCATACCACGAACTACCTTATAATTAACTGTGCCTACTGAAAATTCTATCTCTACTACGCAATCTTTATCATTAATTGAATTAACTAAAAGACCTTTACTAACTTTACGAAAGGGTCTATTAAATAATCCATAGGTTAAAGCATCAAGCATTGTAGATTTGCCCGTGCCATTACCTCCTATCACTAGAGTTGACCTAGTGTCGCATAAATTAAATTCTGTAAATTGATTGCCTGTAGATAATAAATTCTTCCAACGAAGTTTTTCAAATACAATCATAAAATTAAATCAGGAGGAGGGGTAACAAGATCGTTAGGAGTAATTATACAATACATATAACCGTGATTCACACAGTTTGCCTTAATTTGCTCTTCTTCTAATTCTAGAATTTGCAAAGGACGTTCATAATCTAATGCCTCTAATTGTCCATAATAGCGTAAAGCATCGTCTTTGTCAACAAAAATTTGCACAACCTTTTCATCTTTCTCATCATCTGTGACAGCGTAGACTCCTCCAGTTGCTTTATCAGTTAGAACATACATCAAACGTTGAGTGCTTCTAGGTAAAGTGACTTAACTATTTTAACAATATTTTTCTTATCTATGTGATCTTCTAATTCATTGACATAGTTTTCTAAGATGGTCATTGTATCTTCTAGTTTGATAGACTCATCTATTTCTGCTGCCTCAAGAGTAAGATCTTCAATAATTTTTAGGTCTGCTACACCAACGTCTTGTAAATGTTTTACATAGCGATCAAATAATTTTTGATTATCTTTCTGTTGAACTACAAGTTTTACATAACTTCCTACCAATTCTTTATGATCTGGAAGTGTTTCATAATCGTTATTAGTATCATCATAAAATATTTTTTCAAAAATGTTAAACGGATTTTGAATAAATGTTAATCTTAAGTCATCAGTATTTAGGGTATGGAAACCCCTAATTGCACCGTAATCATTCCAGTAAAGTTGATACGGATTACCGAGATACATTATATTATCTTGTCTTGATCTGTGATGGAAGTGACCTGTGCAAGTTAATTTAAACTTAGAAAACCTCTCAGGATCTTCACCGTGTTCCATACGAACCCCAGGAAGTGCTTCAAACCCTGATAGTTCTAGATGTCCCATACAAGCAGTAGCATCTGTATCTTCTATTGCTTGGTAAATATCATTTTTATTATCATCACAAATCCAAGGAAGCATTAAGAATTTTCTATCATCTAATACTATTTCTGTTGGTTTGTTTATTACCTGTAGGTTATCATATTCTTTAAGTAGATGATCACAAGCGTTTACTCTCAAAGTATTTTTAAAGTATATGTCGTGATTACCAATTAACATATACATCTTGATACCTCTATCTTGTAAAGGTTTAAACCACATTTCTCTAGTTGCATCTAATGAAAGATAGTTTATACTCTTACGTTTATCAAACGTATCTCCTAAACAAAATACAGTATCTATATTATTCCTATCAATATAAGGAAATACTATCTGTTCATAGAACTGTTTAAATTTGCCCAAGAATATTGGGTTGTCATTTCTTGCACCAAAGTGCTGATCTGTAATAATTGCTAACTTCATTTTTTCTTTTTCTGTGGTTTTTGTGGGTAGTATTGGAAACCTTCGGTTTGCTCACGCAAATCAGATATTTTAAATGTGATCATCTTATCCCAAGGTGTGCCATCTTGATCCATCAATACAGCAGCCTTTTTACCCTGTATTCTCTGAACACATCCAACATATCCTCGATAGATTGAGTTTTCATCTATCACCTTAACTGTAGAACCTGGTAAAATCATCTGTTACTTGACTTATACTGAATATTATCTTTAATTGTATTATAATCAGAACTAGTGCCAGCGAGTGCACCATCGTCAACAGTCATTACTTCTTCAAATCCTGTCTTTTCAATTATCTTTGTCTTTATTTCTAACTGTTTCTTTTCTTTTTGTATTCTTCTTAAAAATGCATAATGTATAATTTGAGTAAAGTAGGCAAACGGGTTTCTTGATTTCTCTGGATCAAAGTTATGAATATACTGAACACAATTCTCAATACCATCAGATATCATATCATCACGAAACATATAATTTACAAAGTTTGGTTTATATGACAAGTGTGTTGCTATCTTAAGAAAACACTCTCCCAGATAATTTGTAATTCTGGGTTTTGGTTTACCCTCTTCTTTTGCAGTAGCAACTTTTGCTCTATAGACTATTAATGCCTCTAGTAACTGTTTATTGTTAACATAATGCTCTGATTTTTTCTTTGCCATATATCTGACTTAATATAATGATATTATAACATAATTTATGAGACTTGACAAGGTGTTAGAAAATGTGTACAATAACTCTGTAGGAGTTCAAGGGTTGTTAGGCTTATCTATATTATTCTTAAATATATTCTCAAGGCTCTGGCGAGCATCATCAACTGTAGTTAAAAATCCCATTTTATCTGTTAGAGATACTTTACCATCAATTTCAATATCAACATCATCTTCATTTAGATAACGATTATAAAATTTAATCATTTGTTCATCAGTTACTTCAGACATTGTAATAATTTTATCATACTTAATTAAAAATAAATCTTGATCTGGTAACTCTAACCAAGGTTTTACTTTAACATATTTCCCTGCAGGAGAATGTAACATCTTCATAATAACAGGATTTGAAAGCATGATAATAGAGT